TGGCCACATATTCTCGAGTCAATTGATAACTCATTCTTAGGATCAATGGTAAGTTTCTCTATAGGTTGGGATATTTCACATGAAGAAAACGCGTGAAAGGGTAAATTTTTAAAGGGTTTGACATCTTCCACAACAGGAACATTAGTGAAACCAAACAGTTTAGCAAGTGAACCAACACCAGATGCGATCATATCAGTCGCTCTAGCATATGGTCCAATCATCGGAACAGCTGAAAGCTTTTTAGCTATATTAGCCACTGCAGAAGCAGGGCCAGATACGAGTCCATATTCTGATGATTGCATAGATAGCAGTGAAGTAGGACCACAAATTTTAACATTTGAAGCCCAAGCATAAATCTGAATGGTAACACCAGCTCCTACTACGGAATTGGCATTTTGTAAGACAGTAGGGGACCGTAAATTCAATTGTCCCATCTGTTGAACATCTGATCTCACATTAATATCAAGCCAAGTTCTATGGTATAGAAATGGCAATGTCATTTCACCACCTTGATTGGTTTGTGGGTAAAACCAAATATGAGGTCTTTGACTAATGCCACACATATAGGCATCTCCATTGTTAGTCAAAGAGGCGGAAATAGTAGTTGGGTTAAAACCATAATTGGGAATATAGGATAAAATCCCTGCACCATAATAAAATGGTGATGCATTCAATATTAACTTGACATGCAAATTACAGTGTATACGTGAAAAATTATCCAACTTTTTCTTAACTTGAGTGGAATTGAAAAAAGCATCCCACGGATTGATGTCGGTATTAAGGGCAGCTCCTTCTGCCCATGTTATCGTAGATATAACTTGTGGTCTACTCAAAAATTGAGATAGAGCATGATCAGCAACAAAATCACTATCAAAGGTTTTATCCATTATAGGATTATGCTCCACAGTAGTACCTGGATTTTCATCTAAATATCTAACAATAACTTCTTGCTCGCCTTCAGTACTGATAGCATTATGGCTATTATCAGTAATTTCTGAGCCGGCATCAACTTCAGCTGACTGAAGAGTTAAAAGTGTAATATCATTAACTGAAAAAAGATCCATGCCTAAAGCACGTCTTCTGTCTTGTTGTTTAAGGACCAATTTTATTAATTCAGTTCTTTCATACACAGTCATTTCATCCATAATAGATGGAATAATTTTATTTAGCTGATGAAACATTGCAGCGCGGGTTTTTGGAGACCCGTAACTCAAATTAAAAATATCCCATGATACTGTTTCAAAAGCATCCTCGTGAGGTGAGGAAAAACCGTCACAATTGTGACAACAATTAAACATATTAGCAAGTAAGGTAAATACAAATATATAAATATACTCATTCTTATATATAGGTTATATCTTTTGTGTGTCTCAGCAACACATCCCTAAAAAGGGACTTTGGGGAACACCCAAGCGAAGATAAAACCTGCAAATCCATTCTCATACAAATATACAAAATATAAAAAATATAAAGTATGCAGTAACTATATGCAGGGTGGTTATTTGGTTTAGGCACTTAAGCCCGTGACACTAACCTCAGCGCCACGTGATTTATGGCCCGATAGATGAAAGCGCTCAACCAACTCTTTGAAAGTTGGAAAAGTGGAATCTTCCACATAAAGGTCCAAATTCAAATCTTTACACATTTGCTTTAAAAGCAAACAACGATCTTCAAATATTGTACGCCCATAAAAGGCGTATTCCATTACAGCACTTGAAATAACTGCAATACACTGCTCTTGAGCAGAAATCGTTTTTGAACGTACCCAAGTCATCAACATCTTTTCAATCGAATCATGATCCAAAGGAGCGACATGCATCCCAAAATCTTCATCATAACGCCAAGTTCTTTTTAAAAAAGAACAGGCATCAATATGAATGTAAGGAATACTATCAGCTTCTTTATCAGCCATTGTATAGCCAATTCCAACATCAGCAAGACACGATTGAATACTTGTATGATTAAACTCTGGTGTTTCTTCAGATACGTTCATAATATTATCATCCCCATATGTCATCAAGTTAACATATTTTTTGAAATCTCGGGGATTCCTCTTAGTAAGCATAGTAAAACAATATCTCATATAAAGAGAATTGACTAATGAATTAATAATAACCGTTAAAGGATGTCCA